ACGGGAAGAAACAAGATTGATGTATTTGCTGTCAACAAAATCCATTATGAAGGAGATATTACTTCGTTCTTTCTATTGTAGCAGGTGCTGGTTTAGGAGTCAAGAACGTTGTAACTGTTGGAAGTAATCCAACTAAAACCAGTGCTAAAGCAACTACACCACCAATTTGCCAGCGAAACTTATAAAGATTATCTATTTTTATTTCAATATCTTCTACTTTTTTAGTGATCTCATTATCATCCTTATTGCATTGATCTATACGCTCATCGTGAACGGCAAGCATTTTGCAAATATTTTGATTTGTTTCACTCAATGTCTGAATAGCAGTATCAACCTTATCAATAATCTGTTCGTGTGACTTAAATCGTTCTTGAAGCACCGCTAGTTGAATCTTTGAGTCGTTACTGAACATTTTAGGGCATCCACATCTTTCGAGAACCTTTACCCCCGTAAATATATCTTTTCTTACGTTTATGAACAGGTGGATCATCACCTGCTTCTTTTGTTCCAGCAATCTGACCAGCACCCAAATTCATAGTGGGTGCTCCTTCTTCTTTTAAATTACGAATAATATCAATAACTTTATCGATGTCCATCAGATTGCTTGCAATTGATCTAAACAATTTTGATCTATATCAATATTATTAATTGATGTTTTTGGGTATTCTGGTATTCTATTTAAAAATACTAAAAAACTTTTTATAGGTGGCCAGAGATTTTCATCTAAATGATAGAAAAGTAAGGGTACGGCGGCATCATCAAATACATTAAACAAAATGATGAGATGATTTAATATTAAATGGACCTTCAACTCACCAGTGTTTTTATATCTTTTTAGCAACCTTTTTACATAACGAATACGCTTTAAATCAGACTCAAAATCGTCTCTGGTAACTGCCTGAGGATTGTTGTAAAATTTTATAGCGAAGAGTAAATAATTACTCTCATTCAACTCATCAAATCTCATACCATATTATCAGGAATTAGGATATCTGGTATTGTCGTCGGCGTCATTTGTGATCATACTTCCTGCAACCAGAACTTCTGTTTTAACTCTCAGATTTCCTTGATTGTCATTGTAAGTAGTAACACCAACCCAACCAGCGTGTGGAGCAGCGTGTTTACGCACAAATCCAGAAGCGGCATTTGCAACCGTTTGTTCGGTGGTATCTACACCAAATACTGTTGAGTGTCTGTTCGACTTCACATCAGGAGCACCAAATGATCCTTCAATTGTTGAAATGGGTCTTTGTGTGACAAAATATGCAGCACCAGAAATAACACCAGTTGTTGCGTGTGGAATTAAATATTGAGTTGTGGCAATCGATGCTACGGTATTACTTGTTACAGAAGAAATAACGGCATAACCCATTGTTGCCGCAGATCCGACAACAATTACATCACCCTCGGTGACTTCAAATCCAGACGTATTAAATGTGGTTCCAGTTCCAGTTACTGCTTTGGTGCTAAGGTTAATAGCGACAGTTCCTGCTTTCCCAACTAAATCTTTTTTGCCCCAAAGAGACATGTTACCTTACCTATAATTCTTTTCTATTGATATTTATAAAAAAAGGAGACCTTATAGTTGGTCTCCTAAAGGTTTAATTTCCAGGAGTTAGATCTTTTGCTCCTTTTTTCTTCAATACCGATTGTGCTTGAAGAAGTAGAAGTGAAAGAAGACCGTTTGATTTAACTTTTGGGTTTGCTCCTAATGCTTCCGAAACTACGAAAAGCGCAGTTGCAATTAAAGCCTCATTAGCAAGACACCAAGCGATTACTGCTGACATAATGTCCTCCGTGTGAAGAGAGTATCCTGTCTTATTTAGTAATCAGTCCGATTCCCCTGCTCTTGGTCTGTACATATCTGCTGCTTGCCGTTCTGCTCTTTTTCTTTGTGCTTTTTTTCTTTCAAGTCTTTCGGCAGGAGTTGAAGTTTCTGGTTGAGGACGATCCCTTTCAGGAACACCTCTCTCTTTTTCGTGTTGAGCAACGGTTTTACCACTACGAGTCATCAATCCTTCTTTATTTCTATTTCTCATATCCATCATAACTCTATGAGAAAGACTAGTGGGATCAGGTCTTGGTTGCCCTCTTCTTTCCCTTGCTCTTTCATCAATAACTTCACCTTCTGGTTCATAAGAACTGTTTTGGACGGAACGAACTAATCTGCTTAAACGATCTTCACCTTCTTTTGCTCTATCCTTTGCTGCTGCAATACGATCTGCTTTTGCCTGATCTTTTTGTCTTTTTGCTCTTTTCTTATCATCACCCTCTGGTTTAGAGGCACCTAATCCTCTTGCTGGTGTCATAGTCATTCCACGACCAGAACTTACACGAACTTTTGCACCTTTTGGATTATCATCAGCATCACGACCTGCACTACCAAGTGCTCTTGCCTCACACATCTTATCATCCATTTTTTTCTTCTTAATCATATCAGAAGTGGAAAGTTTCTTATATATTGTTTCCATTTCTTCGGGTGGAACAATTAGCATAGGATTTTTATCTCCCAGTGATCTTAATTTATTTTTAAGAACTTCACGATATGTTTGATCGGCACGAGTATCTCTATCAACCATTTCTTCTGCTACTTTTTCAGGAAGACCCTTATGTTTGGTCTTGGCATATTTTTTAGCACCCTTTTTAGTCATTCCCTCAGCAGCAGATGCTACCTCTGGCGACATTGGTTTCTTACCTTGTTTAGCGGCATAAACCATTCCCATAAAACGTTGTTGTGCTTTACTCTTTGCCTTTTCGGTAAGAATATTACCCTCTAGTTCTGTGTGAGCGTAAATACCTCTTGGAGATTGTGGTCCCTTTGCATCAGGTTGCGACCCATCAGATGGAGAAACAGTCACCACACCAGAGGTATAGTTATTCACACCCTTTCTAGTGATTTGTTTTGTGTTTTGTCCCTCTGTGCTGGTGGTTCCATCAGAGAGAAATTCTTCATCGACCTTTTTAACTTTTTTCTTTGCTCGTAGAAGTTTAAAATCACCAGCGTCTATTCTATTATTCTTATTAGCATCTATTTTATGTTGCTTACCAATTAATGCTTCTTTTACATTTTTTCTAGTATCCTTCCCATCAGGAGTTCCACCAGTTGCTCTTTGAATAGCATTATGAACTGCACCTGCGTGTTCCTTACTTCCACTTTCTACTTTACCATCACCATCATAATCTTTCTTTGCCGTTCCACCACCACCTAGAGCCCTTGCCGTCTGCTTACCTGCTTTTCTTTCATCTTCTCTTGGATCACCATAATCCGTCATCTCAACTTCAAGTCCCTTTGCTCTTAACTGGGCGATTTTATCACGAGTTCCGTATCTAACATAAGAGTTATTAGTTTTTGGATCTGTGACACGAATTTTATATTTCTTATCCTCCATACCCATCATCTCATCCAGATAATCTGGAATAACAGGATCAATTCCTTCAACAAAGACCTTAAACAAAGCACCGGCAACACTTGTCACCGCAGCACTTTCAATTTCAGGAATATATGTTTCTTTAATCGAAGTTTTTGATGCCATCTGTTTTGCTCTTGCGATTACAGCAGGAATTGCTTTTGACAGCGAAATTCTAGCAAGGATCATTCTCTCCAAAGTGACGGAGTCAACTTTCTTACCAGCAAGTTTTCCCTTAACTTCATAACGAGCATCATAAACAAGTTGCCTTGCTTTTTTTTCAATTACAGCAGCAGCATTCCCCATTGGTTGAACTGCTTCAACAATATTGTTTGTCATTTGAAGATTAATTACTTACTTTTTCTATACTTATTTATGAATTCTATCCCGTAACTGCTACCAGGGACCATAGTTTCTACATATCTTCTGTGACTATCAGTCCCAACAAGTCTCTGATCTGCTGGCACACCACTTATGTTTGTAACATTTGTAATTTTCTTTGTTTCCATTACATCTTTAATCCAAGACTTAAACATAATATTGTCTTCGGTCACACAGATTAGATAATTAGTTCCACGACGAATAATCCGGCCAATTAAACCAGTATTCAGATTTTCTACCAGTTGGCCAATTCTAAAAATTGCTTCACTAATATAATTTTCACGAAGAGTTCGTGCATCAAATTTAGGAGCAATCTCCCACACTTCGGCAACTTGACCCTGAACCCCCATTGATGCACGAACGGTATCAAAAATTTCACGTGCCTGTTTTGGTTTCATTTCGGGAGGCATTCCAGAGCGAAACGTTTTGAAATCATTTTCGGCAGCGGCAAGTCTCATTCTTGATGCAGAGAGACCCTCCACACCATCAGAATCTGGATCTCTGTCACCAGCAGAAACAACTTCAATATTATCGAATTGATAAAGATTATTGTTGTAATTATTAGCAAGTTTATCAAACTCTTTAACTCGATCAGCGCCGCCGACAATTCTTACATTTGCATATCCATCATTATGTGCCTTTTTCAGAACATCAAAAATAGTTTTTGTATTTCCATCATTTACAATTCGCTCACTGTGTTGAGGGAACATTTGACGCATCAGTGATACTTTTGTATCAGGATCAAGAGGGTTCTTTTTCTTGTCCTGACTACGTGATGGTACAATCATATAATCACTCTGCTCTTGTTCTGCAGAAGATGCAGCAGTATCCATCAGTTGAAGGTGTCCCAGATGTGGCGGATTGAAACGTCCAAATGCAATCGTCAATGTGCCTTTAGTTTTTTCGACTGGTAAAAAGTTTTGTGGAGGTGCCTCTTGTGTTTGTTGCTCTGCTGGTGGTGCCTCTGGAACTGGTTCTTGTTGGACTTGCTGGGCAGGTTGCTGTCTTAAAGAAGGATCCACAAAGTTTGGATCTGATACATTCTTGTCTAATGAAGTTTGATTTGGATCTCTTCCACCAACTACCTGTCTTTTATTGAAAAAAACTAACTTACCCTGAACAGTTTTTGCTACAAACTCACCTTGCTTATCATACCAGTCGCCATGACCATTTCCCTTCAAATTCATGCGAGCTGCTTGTTGAGAAGCTAAAGATGCAGCTGCTTCGAATAGAAATTGGGAAAAATTTTTCATTACTTGTTTTTATTTTTACGAAGTTCCGAAGTTATTGCCCTTTCATTAGAAACAATATATTCTAAAACACTCTTTCTAATCTTTATATATTTATTCTTATCAAGTTTTTTCTTATTTTGATCTATTTGTTTTTTCAGAGTCGTGTAAACATACATGGTAAAAATTTTAAAATCTTTACCACCAAAGTCTGATATTAATGATTTGATATAGGAATCAACCATTGGTTTTATTGATATTTAGAATGCCCAAGAGAGGACTCGAACCTCCACTCCGAAGAACATGATCCTAAGTCATGCGTGTATACCAATTTCACCACTTGGGCATTATTCGCTATTTGCGAATAGCGAATGGAGAATACCAGAGTCGAACTGGTGACTGATGCTTGCAAAGCATCCGTTTTACCACTAAACTAATTCCCCTCACTTTTTCTAACTTGTTTGGCACTCCAAGCAACTAGTGCCATAAGAGCAAAATAAAATAGATAATCGTCTATCATCACAAGGAAGAAAATAATAGAACCACCAATCCTCAGATAATCTGGGAGTGGTAGTTTACTAGCAACCCACCGTACTTGTTTCTCAAAGATAAAATATAGGGGTGCTAGTGCAGTGACCACAAACTCACTATAAGGAACTACAAAGTATAGAGAAAGAATTACAAAGATTGGAAAATAATGTCTCTCAGGTATTCTTTTCAGATAAGAAACATACAGATTAATCCACCCCTTTCGGGTACGTGGTCTGTTTTTCCAGAACTTTGTAATCTTTCTCATATCTTATATTTAATTAATCAAATCAATGTCTTCAATCTGATCGTCAAGAAAATGAAGAACTTCTCGTAAATTTATAACCCGAATTGGTGCATAGTTTTCACTGTATCCAACTTGTGCCTGATAAACTGCTTCACGTACTGCATTAGCAGTTCCAATATCCATTTTAAGTGTAATTTTTTTCATCTGTCATCAGCGGCGCGATTTTCGGAAAAATAAACATCAAAGGCACCTTCAGGATAACGCTTGAGGAGTTTTTGCACATTACGAGCAACCACATCATCAAGTGTTACATCAAGCGCCATACAAGCTTGAGCAACATACCACATAATATCGCCCAGTTCGATAATCAGATGCTCACGATTATCTTCGTTATAAGGTTTGCCTTGAAAGATCATTTTCTTTACAATTTCCATAAACTCACCACCTTCGGCATTGATGCCAACGGCAGCAGTCAACAGTCGTTCAATATTAGCACCTTTCTCATCCAGTGCGACAAGACGATCAGAAAGGGAGAGGAAGTCTTTGGACGCATCAGAAGTTACGGCATCCACAAACTCGGCATACTTATCAAAATTAACGTGTCTAGCAGTTTCCATTAAAATTTAAATCCTTCAAACGATTTTTTAGGTTTCTTGTCTTCATCATTATACTCATCATCCTGCCCGCTGTCAAGTATATCCTTCTGGGCAGTTTGCTCACAATCATAGAGGCGCATCTTGGCACGGTCAATGCCTACAATGAAACGCTTGTAGATTGTTGGGTCATTGTATCGGTTTTTCAATTGCTTCACCATAATTTGTCCCAACTGCTCAAGCTCTTCAGTGCTAATAAGGGCAAACATAAGATCAGCAGTAGCAGGCAAACCAAAGGATTCAGAAGTATCAGTAAGTTCAACATCGCTACTACCATAACCTGAACGAGTGGTCTGAGTAGCGGATACAATTGGGACATTAAACTCGACGGCGAGCCCCCTAAGTTCTTCAGCAATTGCTTTGATATAAGAATATGAATTGACAGAAAGGTTCGACTTATACCTGCTGGAAGCACATATATTAAGGTAATCAATGAAAATAATATCAGGTCTAAATGACTTCTTAAGTGCAAGTTCATTAAGTAGTGCCTTAAAGTGTCCACTATGGGCAGAGGCAGTCGGGTATTCTTTAATTATAAGGGTTCCTTGTGTCTTCTTTGAGATGTTTGTAACCTTGTTTTCAAACATTTGGCGTGGAAGATCAACCAGTTGCTGAATCGGGACATTGAGAAGGTTTGCATCAATTCTTTCTGCAATTCGCTCTTCCGCCATTTCAAGAGTGATATACAGTACGGACCTACCCTGTAGCAGGACGGAGCTAGCCAGATGACACATGAACAGTGATTTCCCAACACCCGTTCCAGCGAGAGCAATATTGAGAGTCTTGTTAGGAAGACCACCTTTCGTGATTTTGTTGAAATATTCCAAATCAAATTCGATCTTATCTTCTTTATGGTGATAGAATTCATATCTCTCCTCATAGTTCTGAAGATAGTCGTGTCCAATATTATTATCGAAACTTACCGCCAGTGCATCAGAGAGAATACTTGGAATTGCATCACGATTCTTATCTTTATTGTTTCCATCAGCAATATGGATTGACTCCATCAGAGCAAGATAGATCGCACGATCACGACACCACTTCTCAGTAGTATCAAGCAACCATTGTTTTTCTACAGGAGAATCATCAAGAGACTTATTGATTTCTCGTATCTCTTTGATTTGATCTTCTGTCAAATCAGTACGATTCTCTACCTCAATGTTGAGTGCTTCAATGGTGATTGCTGAACCATACTTAACAATAAATTGGACAATCTCCTCAAAAATGACCTTCTCGGTCTTTTGCTCAAAATAATCTGGTTGTATAAAAGGTATGACCTTACGGGAATAGTCTTCATTAAATACTAGGTTTCTGAGAATGGTTGTCTCAATTCGTTCCATAAGAGAATTGTTGTTT